ATGATTGACACCAGGTTAGATTTTTTAGATTATGAACAAGACGAAGAGTGAGATATTAGTAGAAAGACTGAAAGAATTATACAAAGAAATAGAAATAGTACGCAGACAATTAATAACCGAAACCAATAAAGAAAAACTAAAAGAGAAACAAAATGAAAAGTATCGAAGAAATTAACCATTTAGAGAATTGCGAATGTACAGAAGTATGTACAAATTGTAGCGTAAAACATCAATTTAAACCTATTGAATTAACTGGATCTGATATAGCAGATATTGTTACAAAGCCTAAATACTACAAAGTAGAAATAAAAGGCGTTTCTGTTGATGTAATTGATATAGCAAATGCTTATAATTTATCCTTTATGAAAGGAAATGCTATTAAATACATACTTAGAGCTGGTAAAAAAGATCTATTGATTCAGGATCTAAAAAAAGCTATTGAATGCTTAAGTAGAGAAATAGATCATGAAGCAGGCAAGTAGGATAATAACTTTATTTTGGTTAAATTTGCGAAAGGATAATAATATATCTTTAAATTATGGCAAAGAAATCAAAAGAAATAAAAGAAAAATTAGCGGAGGTAAACCCTTTGACTATTTCCGAATGCTGCGAGGTTAATTATATATCATCAGGATCAAAAGTTTATTGCTCAAAGTGCAAGGCTGACTGTAGGCTTGAAAGACAAAAGAAACTTATAAAACTATGGAGTCCAAAAGCATAATTGTTTTAATGGTAGTAATTTTACTATCATCTTCTTGCAAGTCAAAAAAGCTAGTAGAAACTACAAAAGTAGATTCTGTTATTACTTTGGTCCAAAAAGTAGAATTAGCTACTGATTCCAGCGACATAGAAACTACTGAAGAGGTATCTTATATTTTTGATACATTGGTTAACCACCAGGTTACGCCTTTAGAAGCTATTAAGGGCGATTACAAGTACAAACTAAAAGCGATCCATATAAAGAGGCACATTAAAGAGCGCAAGCGCTTACAAAGCCTTAAAATCGATAAGTCAGAAAAGAAGGCTATTAAGATAGATAAAAAAGCTATTTTAGAAGAGAAGCCAAAAGGAAACAATACTTTACTCATAATATTGGGTATTGGTATAGTAGTTTACCTGATCCTAAAAAAACTTTAAAAATAATTTTATTGATTTACAAGTAGTTATGATTTGCTTTAGCAGTTTATTAAAATAATGTTTGGATATTAAATCTTAATTAAGATATTTGTTGAACCAAAACAAACGAACTATGTTTAATTATCCTAAAGAGCAATCATTTGAGCAAGGCTTAAAAGATGCAATCAACAAGCTAACTAATCAG